TCAGGAGCATTTCTGATTAACGCCACCGTTAAGAATCCACCCTTCAACAGCTTCACGAAGGTATGATTTGGGGTGGGTTCTGACTGGCTTCGGAAATCCGTGCCGTTTGGTATAGTTCCAGATTGTCTGACGTGATGAAACACCGAGCTTGTTCATCACTTCTTTCTCAGGAATCAGGCTGGTATCGGTCATCTTAATTCTCCAGGCAAAAAGAAACCGCCATATAGCGGCTCTATCAGATATGTACAGGCCTCATCGAGTGTGAGGCGTTAGTCCTTGCGTAGCTCGCTGATTCTTCTGTAAGTCTCTGGTGCTTTGTTTCCGTGTATCTTCATTTCAAACTTCAACAGAGCAACGAGAGAATCCCATTCGTTGAGGATGCCTTTGAATGCCGGAACGCGCTTTGCAACCTTGTCGAATGAATCTCTGATTTCTGGAATCTGCTCAACAAGTGCAACGCATCGCCGGAAGTCTGCTGCGTCATGTGGAGCGCCGAAGTGATGACCATAGATATTTTTTTTCAGTCCACATGCGATTGAGGCAAGAGTTGCGCTACTGATGCCGACATCGCCAGTTGATTGCCATTTCAAAACCTTCATAGCCAAATCTGACATTTCTTGTCTCCAATAAAAAACCGCCATCAGGCGTCTTGGTGTTCTTTCAGTTCTTCAATTCGAATATTGGTTACGTCTGCATGCGCTATCTGCGCCCATATCATCCAGTGGTTATAGCAGTCGTTGATGTCCTCTGCTTCGATAACCCTGTCGAATGGCTCTCCATTCCATTCACCTGTGACTCGGAAGTGCATTTATCATCTCCATAAAACAAAACTCGCCGTAGCGAGTTCAGATAAAAGAAATCCCCGCGAGTGCGAGGATTGTTATTCACCTTTGACGGCAAGTTGCAGGTTAGCCACGGTTAACCTCCTGCGGAGGTTCTGGTAGCGGCATCCAGAACAAGACGTTCCCTAACCACGATAAAGTGCCGTCGCTCAACTCCACGTATTCCCCTTGTACCTGTCCTGCCATATACTCGCCGTGCTTTGAATAAATTAAAATCCAATCATCTTGAGGGGGCATTCGCTCACTACAGCTTATCCAACCATCTGGAGTTACCGGAGAGTTGCCATTTACATCGAAGTTTGGCTCTGCGTCCTGAACCAGGAGGATGTAACCATTCTTGGCAGTATCAAGTTCTAACGCCTCGGTGACGGTACCGAAATAGCGATTACCTAAATCCGCATCACAAGTGCTTACATCAATGGAAACCTCCATGCCTTCGATTAATTCTGGCAAGTTGTAAGCTTGGCTTACAGGTTCTGCTCCCAGCGATGCCAGCGCAATTCGTGCCAGCTCACGCACAACTTCAGGGGGCGCGTGACGGTCATTCAGGTCATCCCACAGACGTAGCATGTCATTGCTATCAGGGTTAACATCCTCATTAGTTCCGGCCAGCGCACTAATAACCTCATCGGCTGCTTCAATAATTTTCTGTGCCTGTTCTCTGGTAATAGTGGTCATTTGTTATGCCTCAATACACGAAATCTGTTTTAAATTCATGGTTACATTCTGGACAGCATGTTTCGTAACCTTTTATTTCTTCACATGCCTGTTTAGCTCCAGAAAACTCCCAGAAATCAGCATCACAAAGCAGATCGAAATTGTGACCGCATTTTGGGCATTCGGTATCAAGTGACAGATTCCAGTAAGCAGTGGTGTTTTTATCCATATCACTCTCCTTTGATGCGAATGCCTGTTGCAATGCTGTTTATGATGCTGTCAGTGCATGGGGTAGAAAGCTGGGCATCTCCAGCAATTTTCATGACCTCAACATCTGCATATCGAATACCGAGGTGTATCAGACCGGCTATGCCTGACTTAAGCCGAGCATTTTCCATAAATAGAACTTTTGCCCGCTGTTTTTCTGCTTCAAGCTCAACGCGCAGCTTCCCTACCGTTAGCGCAATTTCCTCGTTCTCCTGGTCGCGGGATTTGATGTATTGCTGGTTTCTTTCCCGTTCATCCAGCAGCGCCAGCACGGTTTCTGGTCCGGCCAGAAATTTGAAGGCGTTGAGCGCATCAATATCCACACCGTAATCTTTAAGTTCCTGTTCGCTTATCAGATCATCATCAACTGGCAACATTAACAGGCGTTCCATTGCCGTAATTGCACGTTCTGCCGCCTCACGCAGTGCCTGATAATCAATCTTGCTCACTGGTTGCCTCCTTTGCGAAGCTGGTCGGCGAACAAACGTACACCAGACGCTTCACTGCGTAGAAACTTAACGGCATCATCAAAACCACCTCGTTCTGCGTCGTCTGCTCCGTTGTCGAGGTTATCTGCGTACATCTCTACCCCCTGCGCCCGTACTTCAGCCAGGAAAGCATCGGTGGCTGGGGTTTCAGTAACATCATCTTCCCATTCGCTAAACTCCTCACGACAAAAGTCATTAAATTCCTTCTCAGATTGCTTAAGTGAGGTATTTTCAGCAGCCATCTTCGCGCATTTAGCCTCAAGGTTATCAATCGTGATTCCAGCAGAACTACACTCCCGCAACGCCGTTTCCAGTTTTGATTCAAGTTCACCGAACTTACGGACAAGGTATTCAGCGTTTGTTTCGTTAACCTTTAAATCACTTGGGATGCATTTACCTTTCAGAAATCCATCCATCTCAATTAGTGACATTTGTTTCATTTCTTCCCACTCCGCCACATCGCATTCAGATATTTGTTTTGATTCACTGAAGGAAAAGAATTTCTCTTAAGCAATTCCTCTCTCGATGGCATTGGCTTTACGCGTTGGCGAATAATCATTTCTGCCGGAAGAATGCCGGGATTGTATGCAAGTCCTCTCATGGTAAATTCCTCAGTCATTACTGATAGCGCCATAGCGTGAGCGGTAATTACGCAGGCGCGGGTCAATTTCAGGGAAGTGGGTATATGTGGCTTTGCGGAATGGTCGGATTGATGCCTGGTAAATTCGCTCGCGTTCTTCTTTCTCTGCAAGCCATATACAATGGCGAAATTCCTTTTCCTCTTTCGTTTCCTGCGGTAGAGACATTATTCGATCGTGGTTTTTTCTGAATTTATCCAGCACCTCCGATATGGAATTGCCGGAACAGCGGCGCGGGTCATCCGCACCATACAGAGGCGCTGGCATAATGGAATCCTTATTTTTCTGAATCAGAATGGGATGGAATCGTCGTATACAGGAGTGTTCTGCTGGTTACTACTTTGCTGCTGCGGGTCATTTCCTGAAGCTGCAAATCCAATCTTTGCATTCAGTAATTCAAGAGTGATTGATAGACCATTTTGCCCCTGATAAACATCAACCCTGATGTTTTCTCCGGTAATTTCCACAATGCCACCTTCAACAAGAACGCTACGGTAGTAATCCGCTTGCGCTCCCGGCTTGGCAAATACAACGGCGCTGTAGTTTGTCCATTCTTTCTTTTTTGTCTGGCGATCGTAATACTGAACGCCAGCACGGATGTTGAATCCGATATTTTCCCCGGCCTGAAACTCTCTTGCGGGTTTGTTTAGTCTTACAGTAATCGAATGTGCCATTAAGCAGCCGCTCCTTCTAATTCGTCTCGTCTGATGTTGTAAACGTCCTGCGCTTTGTGCTGCTCCGGTGTGCCTTCGAGCATCTTCCACGCTTTGGCGAACGCCTGTTTAAGCTCTTCCACGGTGTTTTTCTGCATTGCTGCGTCAGTGAATGCCTTTAAAACCTGTTCAGGTGTAGGTGATGGCTTTGATTGCTTTGCTGCTGCGTTCTGCTGATGTTTATGCTCGTCGGTATCTGCATCTTTCGCATCATCAATGCCGAACAAACCATTGAGGCAATACTTGCGTGCATAAGAGCTTGTAGCTCCCGTAACTTGTGCAGAATCCATTCCTTTCTTGCTTTCTTCCTCTCGTGCAAGAGCGGTTGCTGTATGACTGTTTTCGCCATCAGTAATAGTTGCCGTTGCTTTCACGTAATACCGATCACCAATCAACACAACTTCATCGCTGATTGATAAAAACAGACCATTCAGTAACGGCTTAACGCCTTCAAGAATATCTTCGCAGCTTCTGTATTTATATTTGCCGAATGAGTTGTACTGATTCTTTGGCGCGTTCAGATTCTCCTGAATAGCTGCCAGTCTTGCGTAAAATTCTTTGCTCATATGATTGTTCTCAGAATGGACACGGCCCAAGGAAATAACGCTGATTTAATACTTCGACTCGGGACAAATTAAGGCATACCCGCATTCCTTCGCGGTCACCATTATGGCGATACCAGAGAGCTTTCTGCGTGTACATGCGTCTCTGTAACTTGCTCTCCTTCACTGTGGTTGCAAGTGACATGAATATCTCCTTCGTTACCGATTAATTCTTTCATCTGACGAATGAATTCTTCGTCTGACCAGTTATCTGTAAAACTCATTTCCTGCGATACCACGGAAGGTTGATAGCTGATTTCATCGCTTTATTTGCTTCAAGCCACATTTTTGAATCACCAATAAATCTGGCTATTACTGCTTTGTTTTGTGCTGCACGAAGCATCTGGTGATTGATGGTTATTTCATTGCGCATAATAAGACCTCAACTCTTTTCCATCCGTCACGTAATTTACGGGTGATTCGTTCAAGTAAAGATTCATTTAGTTGGAAGGCACCCATGCGAGCGCCTCCCGCGATTGCGTAAATCATGGGTGGTTCCTTATGTTGGTTTTATTAGTAGGTTATTTTTGTTGCGAATACTTCGCCTTTTACGATGGCTGTTATGATATTTTTAGCAACATCTTCTGATGCGCCAACCTTGATAAGGTCAGCAAGTATTTTGTTATTAACTTCTTTCCGGTGAGCTTTATCCTTTGCTCTACGCTCTTCTTCGTCCTTGATTCTTTTTTCTTCTGCTATTCTGGCTTGCTCTTTTGCTTCAGCTTCGCGCCGGATTCGTTCAGCCTCCTCCTGTGCTTTTCGGCGTTCTGCTTCAATTGCCGCCTGCTTTTCTCTTTCAGCTCGTTCTGCTGCCTCTTTTGCTTCGCGCTGTGCTCGTTGCTCGGCTTCAATGCGTTCACGCTCTGAACGTTCCGCTGCGGCCTTAGCTTCTGCTTCTCGCCTTGCTGCTGCTTCAATTTCGGCTTTTGCCTTTGCTTCGGCTTCAGCTCTGGCTTTCTCTTCAGCTTCTCTTTTTAAGCGTTCTTCATGCTCTCGCTTTTCCTGCTCCGCTTTGAGTCTTGCCTCTTCTCTTTGGCGGTCAAATTCGCGATCCATCAAAATAGCTATTTCATGATCAGACTCAATTTGCTTTGCGAGAGCTTCAGCTGCTGCCTTAGCTTCTTCTTCGGCTTTAATCCGTGCCTGTTCCTCCTCATAATCAGTAAGAGGCTGGCGCGCCTTGGCTTTCAGTTCATCAAGGCGATCACGCACTGTCTTGCGGTTAGCATCAATTAGCTTTGGAATTTCCTTCAGTTCAGCAACAAGGTCTTTGCCAAGACCATCGAGATATGTTTTCGTCTGCGCAACTTTATACGCCAGAGAAGCGATCTCCTTTCTGCCCTTTGCTGTTGTGATATCAGGCACAAAGGACATAACTTCACGTTCAACCTTTTGAAGGATTTCTTCAATCTGGTCGGCAGACTGAAATACAGTCATTGCATTTGCTTTTTCAATAACAACTAAATCTGTTACTTCACTCATATATCCTCCATCAAAAAAATTGCCCTCACACTGGAGGGCAAAGAAGATTTCCAATAATCAGAACAAGTCGGCTCCTGTTTAGTTACGAGCGACATTGCTCCGTGTATTCACTCGTTGGAATGAATACACAGTGCAGTGTTTATTCTGTTGTTAGTGCCAAAAATAAAGGCCGACTATGCGGCCTCGGAAGGAAGTCCAATCATCTTATTCAAATCTTCTACCCGTAAAGCAGGAAGTGCTGTACTTGCTTTATCTGCTTCTTTTGGTAGCAATTCTTTGCTTTCAGGCCAAACTTCAATGAGTCGCTTAACTGTTGTGACTGAGTTTAAAGCAGCCCATACATTTGATTCGATATCCTTTTTCTTTGCTTCAAGTTTTTGTTGTAATGCGCAGATTTCATCAAACCTTTCTGTTATTTCGTGTTCTGCGTCAAACATGCATTTATCTTTGGTCGGAGTAGGGAGCAATATATCTTCGCCGTTGCCGTCTTTCCCATATGAATGCCATCCAACCCTTCTGCCAGATACAGTCAGATAAATTGAAGTAGAACGAACATCGTATGAGTAAAATGAACATCCCATCTTTTCAAGTTCTTCACTTATAGCTACCAACTTGGATGATAACTGATCCACTTCCTCAGTTTTCTTTTTACCGCCAAACGCAATAACTCTGGCGTCAAGTGCAAGCTGGTTCTTTAACTTTGTTACTTCTTCAAGTTCAGTGAAAACCCCAGACTTAATTAAAGCGTTACGAGCGATTTCCTCTTTCATTCTCGTAGTTAAGCGGATTGATGACATATTAATTCCTCTCAAATAAGAAAATAAAGGCCACCATCAGGCAGCCTTGTTGTTCAGTTTACCAAGTTCTCTGGCAATCATTGCCGTAGTTCGTATTGCCCATTTATCGACATATTTCCCATCCTCCATTACAGGAAACATTTCTTCAGGCTTAACCATGCATTCCGATTGCAGCTTGCATCCATTGCATCGCTTGAATTGTCCACACCATTGATTCTTATCAATAGTCGTAGTCATACGGATAGTCCTGGTATTGCTCCATCACATCCTGCGGATGCTCTTCGAACTCTTCAAATTCTTCTTCCATATCTCACCTCAAATAAGTGGTTTGCTGCCTAATTTCATTTTCTGGCGACCAACACAAGTCACGCCCATTTCACTGCGTGGCTTGCGGTAGTAAATACGGTTCTGTTTACGCTCGACTTCTTCTGCATTCTTGCAGCGAAGGCTTCCGAGTGATATTGCTTTTTCAGAAAGGCTTAAACGCTTTCTTGGGGCCTCCTGAACAGGTTCCTCACTGTCTGTGCCGAAGATAGAATCAATGATGTTACAGATAGCATCACGCTCAATAGCCAGCTTTCTGCGCCGCTCATGACGGCGAGTTTTGGCATTTCCTGCGAATGTTGATTTCCCGTATACGATTACCGTCATGATGTTTTCCTCATGTGAAATGGCTTTGGTGGTGATGCGACAGATGCTGATCTTCTGGTTGCTGTCGTTGCAGCTACAATTCACATCACCGCCAAACCCATCTCGTTTGGTATCTGTTTGCGCTTTGTCAGCGCCCCATCGAAGTTAAAGAGCCTGCCAATCTGTTCCGTTTGGCTTCCAGCTTCCTGCTGATGTGTTTAGTATCACCGCTAGTGGTATGTGTGTCAACACCGCCAGAGATAATTTATCACCGCAGATGGTTATCTGTATGTTTTTTATATGGATTTATTTTTTGCAGGGGTGCATTGTTTGGTAGGTGAGGGATCAGAATTGCACTGTTTAGCAAGTTGTATCTATCAATTTTTCAATAAATACAATTGGTTATTGTGTTATTAGGTGTGGGGATCGAGAGGCAAAGAAAACCCGGCACTGAGGCCGGGTTGTTATTTATGGAAAAACACTTCAAGTATTTTGGGGATTGCTGGTATGAGTTGTGAGGATACGACCGCACCTACAACCCATAGAATTATCGAAGTTTTCGCGTCGCTTACGTCTGATTTGGTTGCATAATTCGAGCGCATGACAGCCAGGTCGGTTTTCATTTGCTGAACATCTTTTTCGAGTTCTTTCACTCTTTGAAGCACATCATCACCTCCGCCATTGCCGCCACCATGCCGTGAGTATGCATCATCAGTTGGATAGTGTCCAATTGGGCGAGATATGTTTTGATTTGGACGAAGCTGAGTAACCTTGTTATCTAAACTCATCGCGAACTGATCCTGTTATCTTCACGTCAAAAAACGAACTTTTTACATCAATTACTTCGCCTTTCTCAGGATTAACCAGTGATGCTCTAACTTCGAATATCCCAGGCTTGATAATTTTCACCCTTGGGAAGTTAATTCTCATAGAAGTTGATACGATGGTTTCTCCATCGTTGGCTTCTGCTACCGTAAAAAACTTATGGTTGGAGTACAGTTTTGTGTCAATTGGTATCGGTATTTCTTGAGCATTGAAAACCTCAATGCCTATGGAATATTTTTTTGTAGCCTTAAGGCCGATAAAAAAAGCGCCAAATGACAGATCCACTTCATGGGAGTCTTTATCCATTTCATAGATAAGAACTGGAGTTACGGGGTTGCCTTCATCCATCGCAATCGGAATGATATAAGAAATACGTTCTTTAATCATTTACGTGTTATCCAAACGTCTCTTCAGGCCATTGACTGGCGATAACCTTGCCTACAATGTTGCAGTTCTCATTGCATGGGATGATTGGAAACTGCGGGTTAAGTGGTTGCAAAAACACTTGCCCACTATCTTTGATCAGTTTTTTGAATGTGAATTCATCGCCACCAAGTCTAGCGATACAGAAATCACCAGGATCAACAGGTTGTTCAGGGTCAACCAAGATTAACATTCCATCAGGAAAGCTTGGTTTCGATCCTGCCGGAGCTGTCATTGAGTTGCCTTCAACCTCAAGCCAGAATGCAGAATCACTGGCTTTTTTGGTTGTGCTTACCCATCTCTCCGCATCACCTTTGGTAAAGGTTCTAAGCTCAGGCGAGAACATCCCGGCCTGAACATGAGAAAAAACAGGGTACTCATACTCACTTCTGAGTGATGGCTGCATACTAACCGCTTCATACATCTCGTAGATTTCTCTAGCGATTGAAGGGCTAAATTCTTCAACGCTAACGTTGAGAATTTTTGCAAGCAATGCAGCGTTATAAGCATTTAATGCATTGACGCCATTAAATAAAGCTCCAACACCTGACTGCCCCATCCCCATCTTGTCTGCGACAGATTCCTGAGATAAGCCAAGTTCATTTTTCTTTTTTTCATAAATAGCTTTAAGACGACGTGCGTCCTCAAGCTGCTCTTGTGTTAACGGTTTCTTTTTTGCGCTCATACGTTAAATCTATCACCGCAAGGGATAAATATCTAACACCGTGCGTGTTGACTATTTTACCTCTAGCGGTGATAATGATTGCATGTACTAAGGAGGTTGTATGGAACAACGCATAACCCTGAAAGATTATGCAATGCGCTTTGGTCAAACCAAGACGGCTAAAGATCTCGGCGTATATCAAAGCGCGATCAACAAGGCCATTCATGCAGGCCGAAAGATTTTTTTAACTATAAACGCTGATGGAAGCGTTTATGCGGAAGAAATAAAGCCCTTCCCAAGCAACAAAAAAACAACTGCATAAGTAACACCGCTCTTTATCAATCTGCACCGCCGACAACGCGGTAACTAATTAAGAACTCATCGAAAGATGAGTATTAGTGATTATTTACCTATGGAAATAGTAAGAAATGGAACAAACAAGTTACAGCAAACTATCACAGCGCGATGTTGATCGCGCAGAAACAGATTTACTCATCAACCTGTCAACGCTTACCCAGCGCGGTCTGGCAAAGATGATTGGCTGTCATGAATCAAAGATAAGCAGAACGGACTGGCGGTTTATTGCTTCGGTCTTGTGTGCTTTCGGAATGGCATCAGACATCAGTCCGATTAGCAGGGCTTTTAAGTATGCGCTTGATGGACTCACCAATAAAAAACGCCCGGTGTGCAAGACCGAGCGTTCTGATCAAATACAAATGGAATTTTAACAACATCCAACGAGGTAATTATATGCGAAACAAAGGCTTTAATCCACCTGATACACACAAAGAAGCTAAGCGTTTGCGCTTCCTTCGTTCCATTGATGAAAGAACTCAAATCTCTTTTGTGAAAGTTGCCAGAACTGAGCTTCTGAAGGCTGAGGCGAGGGCGTTGCTCCCGTCTCTGCCAAAAGAGGAGGGATATACGGCCATTCCAAACGCATTTCTGGAAAAGCTGCTCAAAGAAGACATATCCGTAAGTCAGTTTAACGATGTTCTTAAGGTCTTTCGTCAAGGCAGGTAGTTATGAGCAATACAGCAAAAATCTACGATTTCAGCGCCGCACACGAGCGCAGGAGCAACAGGATGGAGAACCAGAAAACTGGTTACATTCCGTTGTACCGGAGCATTCTGAAACAGTCATGGGCGAAAGATGTTTATCTTCGCACCCTGTGGGAAAACCTTCTCCTGAATGCCGCCAGAAAGCCATACAAAGCGAATTTCAAAGGTCATGAATGGCATCTGCAACCCGGTCAACTGGTTGTGACAGCAGCTGATTTAGGTCTTCAGTTATGCGACAGGCATGGCAAGCCGGCAAGCCGTGATCAGGTTGAGCGGATGCTTCAGGTTTTTGTGAAAGAGGGGATGATCACCATTGATGGAGAGAAGCAAAAAGGTCGTGTGATTACCATCACAAATTACCATGAATATGCTCAAAAAATGGACGATTCGCCAGCACATGAAGCCGCACAAACAACCGCACATGATGCCGCACATGACGAAGCCAGTAATGGCGCGGCTTTCAGCGTACATGCCGCACATGAAAGCGCACATGAAGCCGCACAAACAACCGCACATCATGAACAAGAAGGTATTAACAAGAATATAAATAATACCCCCCTACCCCCCAATGGGGGAGGCGATGGGCAGGTTAAACCTGAACGTCGCAAGGCAGAACGAATCGACTACGAATCCTTCCTGAACGCCTACAACACCGAAGTCGGTGACAGACTTCCACACGCTGTTGCGGTCAACGAGAAACGCAAACGCCGCCTGAAGAAAATCATCCCGCAACTGAAAACGCCAAATGTGGACGGTTTCAGAGCGTATGTCAGGGCGTTTGTGCATCAGGCCAAGCCGTTTTACTTCGGAGACAACGACACGGGCTGGACGGCTGATTTTGATTACCTGCTGAGGGAAGATTCGTTAACGGGAGTACGGGAAGGGAAGTTTGCAGACAGGGGGATTGCATGAGACAGGATATCGAAGCGAGCGTTATCGGTGGCCTGCTGATTGGTGGATTAACACCAACCGCCAGCGACGTTCTGGCAACGCTGGAGCCGGAAGCGTTTTCAATTCCGCTCTACCGGAAAGCCTTCGAGGTTATCCGCAAGCAGGCGCGAAACAGAAACCTAATCGACGCGCTGATGGTTGCCGAGGAGTGCGGAGAGGAGCATTTCACGTCAATCCTGATGACCAGCAAAAACTGCCCGAGTGCCGCAAACCTGAAGGGATATGCCGGAATGGTCGCGGATAACTATCACCGCCGTCTGGTGCTGGAAATCATGGATGAAATGCGTGAACCAATCCAAAGCGGAACCATCGACGCATCGAGTCAGGCGATGGATGAGCTTGTAAAGCGTCTTTCAGCCATCAGAAAGCCCCGTGACGAGGTTAAACCTGTACGGTTAGGGGAAATCATCACCGACTACACTGACACGCTTGACAGGCGTCTGAGGAACGGAGAAGAGTCCGATACCCTGAAGACCGGAATCGAAGAACTTGATGCCATCACCGGAGGGATGAACGCGGAAGACCTGGTGATAATCGCCGCTCGTCCTGGTATGGGTAAAACCGAACTGGCGCTGAAGATTGCCGAAGGCGTTGCAAGTCGTGTTATTCCTGGTTCTGACATCCGGCGTGGAGTATTGATTTTCTCAATGGAAATGAGCGCATTACAGATTGCAGAGCGAAGCATTGCCAACGCCGGGAGGATGTCGGTTAGCGTACTGCGAAATCCTGCATCGATGGATGACGAGGGCTGGGCGCGTGTTGCTAACGGCATGAGTCAGCTTGCAGATTTGGATGTATGGGTAGTCGATGCCTCGCGGTTATCGGTCGAAGAAATACGCTCAATCGCAGAACGGCACAAACAGGAAAATCCAAACCTGTCACTCATCATGGTGGATTATCTTGGCCTGATTGAGAAGCCGAAAGCAGATCGCAACGACCTCGCAATTGCTCACATCTCCGGAAGCCTGAAGGCGATGGCGAAAGACCTGAAAACACCGGTTATCTCCCTGAGTCAGCTTTCGCGCGATGTTGAGAAGCGACCAAACAAACGCCCGACAAACGCAGATTTGCGTGATTCAGGAAGCATTGAACAGGACGCAGACTCAATCATCATGCTCTATCGGGAAGCGGTATATGACGAGAACAGTAGCGCCGCGCCATTTGCTGAAATCATCGTGACGAAAAACCGTTTTGGCTCACTTGGTACGGTTTACCAGCGGTTCTGCAACGGACACTTTGTTGCATGTGACCAGGATGAAGCCAGACAGATTTGCACAACATCAAATGCACCTGCTGCGCGTGGCAGACGATATGCACAAGGGGCTGACGTATGACCATCTACATCACTGAGCTAATAACAGGCCTGCTGGTAATCGCAGGCCTTTTTATTTGGGGGAGAGGGAAGTGTGGCTGACTGGCAAATTCCAATCATCATTCTTGCCGGAGCTTCGCTGGTTGCTGGCTTTATCCTGCTGAAAAAGCATAAAGACCGTGATCAAAAAGTCGAAGTTCTCTATGGGTATCCAGCGAACAGCACAACATGGCTGACCATTTACCACTACCGAAAATCAGGACGCTGGGTATTCGAATGGGATGATCTGTTCGCTGAAAAGCGACCAAAGTCATGGGGAGACATCAGCGAATGCATGATGTTTGAAGAAAGAAAATCCGGCGCAACCCGAGAAGAGTTTAACGAAGCGTGGGCGCGATTAAGTGAGAGAGGGTATTTGTGAGCAAGTACGAAAAATTAGATCAAAACATTCTTTCAATGCTGAGTGAAAGACCAACACCTGTTTTTGATATCTGGCTTAAATGGCGGAGCAATGGAATGTATATCGAAACCATCGATCGCCGTATACAATACCTGAGAAAGAAAGGGCTTGTTGCAAATGTGCGTGGGAAGGGTTGGGTGAAAATTAACCTGTCATAACGGGGATTGATATGGACGAATCAAGAAAGCAGTTTGAAGAATGGTTTGAAAGTTACACCGGATGTGATCCTAAAAATAAAATATACGCCAATATGGTTGAGATGTATTGGCAAGCGTGGAAGGCATCTCGAGCAGCTATTGAAATAACCGCGCCAAAGTTTATCGACAGCAGAGAAGCATTAGCCAAAGGGTTTACTGTTGATTATTCCAATGGCTTCGGTGATGGAATGGATGCTTATGAGGAAAACATCCGCGCTGCTGGAGTCAAAGTGAAGGAGTGAGCATGAGTCGACGAAGTAGCTTTTTGGGGTTTGTAATATTCCTGTCCTGCACTGGTTACATCGTAATCTGGTCAATTTCGAACATTGACCGTGGCGGGGAATATCTCATTGTAATGTTCTTTCCTTTGTTTCTTGGGTGGTACGCCGCAAGGTTGCTGGAAGAATGGGGTTACAGGCATAAAAAATAAAGGAGTGTTCAGTGAAGCAAACAATATTCCTCCGAACTAAGCAACAACAGCAAGCTGCAATAAATGCCATCCTCGCAACACCACTCGATAAAGACAAGCCAGTCACCATCCGCATTACTGACTACAAGCGCAACCTTGACCAGAACGCAAAATTTCACGCGATGGTCGCAGATATCGCCAGGCAAGTTCAGTGGCGCGATAAATGGTTAAAACCAGAACAATGGAAGGTTTTGTTGATAAGCGGTCATGCAGTGGCAACAAAGCAGGAAGCTGATGTTTTGCCCGGGCTTGAAGGCGAATACGTCAACATCCGCGAAAGCAGCGCGCAGATGAGTGTGAAGCGTATGGCAAGTCTGATTGAGTACACAACAGCCTGGGCTATTGGTCAGGGTGTCAGATTTACCGACAGGAGGTACGAATGAGACGACAGCGACGAAGTTTCACCGACATCATCTGCGAAAACTGCAAATACCTTCCAACGAAACGCTCCAGAAATAAACGCAAGCCAATCCCAAAAGAATCTGACGTAAAAACCTTCAACTACACGGCTCACCTGTGGGATATCCGGTGGCTAAGACATCGTGCGAGGAAATGACAATGCTTTTAATTCAACCTGGATTTGGCCTTAGCATCAAAAAAGGGCACATGTTTGGCGAGAAAGAGTCTCAACGAAAAATGGTGTCTATCCAGTTGCCATTTATCAGTATTTATTGGCTAAACAGGGAGGCAACAAATTATTGGTATACATGCGCCAGAGCAGCATTTAACGACCCTGACTGGTTTGTGGAAAACCACCACGCAGTTCGTCAGGCAAAGAGAAAGGCCAATACGACATACATGAAGGCGTATCGAAAAGCATGGAAAGAACACCGCGATCGATACCAACAAGACATGGAAAAACTTGAATCAGAAAACATGGAATTAAGACGAAAGCTTGGTGAAGCAAAACGAGACATTGATGCTTACAAGCGACTTTTTAATGGTGAAAGCCATGCTTAGCCCATCCCAATCACTTCAATACCAGAAAGAAAGCGTCGAGCGGGCTTTAACGTGCGCTAACTGCGGTCAGAAGCTGCATGTGCTGGAAGTTCACGTGTGTGAGCACTGCTGCGCAGAACTGATGAGCGATCCGAATAGCTCAATGTACGAGGAAGAAGACGATGAGTGAGTTAATAAATGGCAATGCCATCAAAATGACAAGCATTGAAATCGCTGAGTTGGTGGGAAGTCGTCATGACAAGGTGAAACAATCTATTGAACGACTGGCGGCTCGAGGTGTGATCCGAAATCCCCCAATGGTGGTTTTCGAAAAAATCAATAACTTAGGATTACTTCGTGGCGTAGAGGCTTACGTTTTTGAGGGCGAACAAGGTAAGCGAGACAGCATTATTGTCGTCGCTCAGTTGTCGCCGGAATTCACCGCTCGTCTTGTTGACCGTTGGCGAGAGCTTGAAGAAGCTGCGGTTAATATCCCCCAAAACGCTACCAGAAGCGTTGCGCCTTGCTGCTGATCTTGCTGAGCAGAAAATGCAACTGGAAAACCAGCTCGCAATTGCCGCACCTAAAGTTGAGTTTGCCGATCGCGTTGGCGAGGCCAGCGGAATTTTGATTGGAAACTTTGCAAAGGTTGTCGGTATTGGTCCAAACAAACTGTTTGCGTGGATGCGCGATCACAAAATCCTTATTGCTTCAGGTTCCCGGCGCAATGTGCCAATGCAGGAATATATGGATCGCGGCTATTTCACAGTGAAAGAAACAGCGGTCAACACAAATCACGGAATACAGATATCGTTCACCACAAAAATCACCGGGCGTGGTCAACAGTGGCTGACCAGAAAGCTGCTCGATAACGGAATGCTGAAAGTAACAGGGGAGGCTGCTTAATGGCTAACCTACGCAAAGAAGCGCGCGGCAGAGAATGCCAGGTACGTATTTACGGAATATGCAATGGTAATCCTGAAACTACAGTTCTGGCACATTACCGGATGGCTGGAATTTGCGGAACGGGAATGAAGCCTGACGACCTGATCGGCGCATGGGCTTGTAGCGCGTGTCACGATGAAATCGACCGACGCACCCATAACCTCGACAACAAAGACGCCAGACTTTACCACCTCGAAGGCGTGATCAGGACGCAGGCGATACTGCTGAAGGAGGGGAAGATTAAGCCATGAACGAATATCAGTTTGTGCTTCCATACCCGCCGTCGGTGAATACCTACTGGCGAAGACGGGGAAGTCAATACTACATCAGCGATAAAGGCCAGAAATACCGAAAAGACGTTCAGCAAATCATCCGCCAACTTAAGTTAGACATTTTCACCAAATCACGACTCCGCATCAAAGTCATCACAGACGTGCCAGACTCCCGCCGCCGCGACCTCGATAACATCCTGAAAGGTTTACTCGACTCACTTATCCACGCCGGATTTGCGGAAGACGACGAGCAATTCGATGACATTCGCGTAATTCGTGGTGTGAAAGTACCAGGCGGACGGCTTGGAATAAAAATCACCGAACTGGAGAACGTATGAACGCCACAATTCAAACGATACCAGAGCTTCTTATCCAGACACGAGGCAATCAGACCGAAGTGGCGAGGATGCTTTCCTGCGCAAGAGGAACAGTGCTCAAGTACAACCGAGACAGCAAAGGCGAGCGTCACGTAATAGTTAACGGCGTCCTGATGGTCAAACAGGGCAAGAGGGGAAGACGATGAGCATAAGAGAGCTAAACCTCACCAAAGAGCAGCACGAGTGGCTGAATGGCTGGCTTGAACTGTGGGGCGCATGGGTTTATTCAGGTCGTCTGGAAAAGCGCATGAGCAGCGTAATAGCGAAGTTCATGGAGAGCGTAGAGCCGGGAAGAGTTATGACAAGGCCAATGTGCAATGATGATGATGGAATGTTGATTTCTCAGGTCGTCGATTCCGTCATGTGCATTGACAAGAAAGCCTTTGGCATCCTCCTCAGCTACTACGCTCATGGTTCATCTAAGCGAGCAATTGCATCCTACTATCACGCGACTGCAAAGCCACGCAAGATGTGTGGACGTGGTGGCGAGGGATGGAGAAAACCTTCACTGGCAACCTGTAGAAACGAAATTGACGACATCCTGAAAGCGTCGTTATTTGTTTTGTACCAGCCAATGCAAAATGCTTTCAAAATGCGTAAACGTGTTGAGAAAGTTAAGCATGTTGCTGTTAAAAGCCTTGACATGCAATTATCCATTTAGCCATAATTAGAAGGTAAGCTGCCGTTAGTGACTCTTAAGTTGCAACGGTGGCTTTTTTTATTTGGGTCAGTCGTATAAAGGTCATTACGGAAGGCTGTTAACCTTCTTATCGTGGTTCGAGCCCACGCTGTCCCGCCAAACATGCTGGTTTAGCTCCAATGGTAGAGCAGTCGCCTTGTAAGCGAATGGGTAGCGGTTCAAGTCCGTTAACCAGCACCATAACTGAGCCGTAGCCACTGGCTATCCTGAATTCATCAGTGATAGTTACGCTGCGGCCTTCTCACATGACCTTCGTGAAAGCGGGTGGCATGAGGTTGCGCTAACAACCTCCTGCCGTTTTGCCCGTGCATATCGGTCACGAACAAATCTGATTACTAAACACAGTAGCCTGGATTTGTTCTATCAGTAATCGACCTTATTCCTAATTAAATAGAGCAAATCCCCTTATTGGGGGTAAGACATGAAGATGCCAGAAAAACATGACCTGTTAGCCGCCATTCTCGCGGCAAAGGAACAAGGCATCGGGGCAATCCTTGCGTTTGCAATGGCGTACCTTCGCGGCAGGTATAATGGCGGTGCGTTTACAAAAACAGTAATCGACGCAACGATGTGCGCCATTATCGCCTGGTTCATTCGTGACCTTCTCGACTTCGCCGGACTAAGTAGCAATCTCGCTTATATAACTAGCGTGTTCATCGGCTACATCGGTACTGACTCGATTGGTTCGCTTATCAAACGCTTCGCTGCTAAAAAAGCCGGAGTAGAAGATGGTGGAAATCAATAATCAACGTAAGGCGTTCCTCGATATGCTGGCGTGGTCAGAGGGAACTGATAACGGACGTCAGAAAACCAGAAATCATGGTTATGACGTCATTGTAGGCGGAGAGCTATTCACTGATTACTCCGATCACCCTCGCAAACTTGTCACGCTAAACCCCAAACTCAAATCAACAGCAGCCGGACGTTACCAGATTCTTTCCCGTTGGTGGGATGCCTATCGTAAGCAGCTTGGCCTGAAAGACTTCTCTCCGAAAAGCCAGGACGCCGTTGCGCTGCAGCAGATTAAGGAGCGTGGCGCTTTACCGATGATTGATCGCGGTGATATCCGTCAGGCAATCGACCGTTGCAGCAATATCTGGGCTTCACTGCCGGGCGCTGGTTATGGTCAGTTCGAGCATAAGGCTGACAGCCTGATTGCAAAATTCAAAGAAGCTGGCGGAACGGTAAGAGAGATTGAGGCATGAGCAGAGTAACCGCGATTATCTCCGCTCTGATTATCTGCATCATCGTCTGCCTGTCGTGGGCTGTTAATCATTACCGTGATAACGCCATTACCTACAAAACCCAGCGCGATAAAGCCACGTACATCATCGCTGACATGCAGAAGCGTCAACGTGATGTAGCAGAACTCGACGCCAGATACACAAAGGAGCTTGCTGATGCTAACGCGACTATCGAAAGTCTCCGTGCTGATGTTTCTGCTGGTCGTAAGCGCCTGCAAGTCGCCGCCACCTGTGCAAAGTCAACGACCGGAGCCAGCAGCATGGGCGATGGAGAAAGCCCAGGACTTACAGCAGATGCTGAACTCAATTATTACCGTCTCCGAAGTGGAATCGACAGGATAACCGCGCAGGTTAACTACTTGCAGGATTACATTAGGACGCAGTGCTTAAAATAATTTTAATTTCACTGAAATTTAACAAGTGACTTTCAGGAAAATGCCTCGCAGATGCGGGGCGTTTTTGTATAGGTATTTCACCGCGCACCGCAGCGCACAATAACCACCGAACCTGACCCTTTGGAATGGGCCTTTGAGGATACCAGTTAGTGCTGGCGAGCCTCGGTGGGCTGGTTTCCTGTGCGGCAAAGGTTCATTTCGAAGTAGCAGGTAACGCCATGAATGAATTAATTGTGAATCATGACTTTGACTTTCGCCAGTTAGTTACCGCAGCAGAAGGTCAACCGGTAACTGACACCTTCCAGATCGCAAAGGCATTTGGTAAGCGTCATGCGGACGTATTGAGGGCGCTGAAAAATTGTCATTGCTCTGAAGATTTCCGGAGAGCGCATTTTTGCGTTGCCGAAAAAATCAATGACTTAGGGATTTTTGACAAGAAACAGATTTACTACCGCATGGACTTTAGTGGCTTCGTTATGCTGGTCATGGGATTTAATGGCGCAAAAGCCGACGCTGTTAAAGAGGCCTATATAAATGCCTTTAACTGGATGTCTGCAGAACTCCGTAAGTACAGCGAAAGTTATGAAGCAGAACGCAACGCCATAATGCTGGAGTATATGAAAGAGAAGGATGTCGCCAGTATGTCTGGCCGCCTGCTCAATCGCTGGGGAAAAATTAAGAAGCCTCAGCTACTGGCGAGAATTGAACGCCTTGAACAGCACGGGCAAACCGTAATCCCCGGACTCACTAATTAACAGCAGTACCACGAAGCAACCCAAGCCAGTAAGTGGGGAAATAACACTGGCAGCCACTGAAAGATGAACCTCCAGCCTTATGGCAAAAAAGATTCTTTGTGGTGGCGGACTGATGGAAAGACATCCGCTGAATCGATGATGAACAAGTGGAAGAGGTTGCGATGGTTTCAGTAAACAAAGATCCGAAGGAAGGCGTTGAATACATCACTGGTGCTGATGGTGTGAAAAGGCCAATGGCTTATTACAAAGCGGCTGAAGAGAGGGCAAGAATGGAAAATCCCCCTAAATGCGGATCATTTTTCGACATGCTGGACCTTCAATGGAAGTTGTGAACAACTAACAGGTCGCTCAGGCGGCCTTTTTTATTGCCATCACAAAAGCCATTCCCTACAGAGTGGCTTTGATAATGGCTTATACCCTACACGGGATAACTTAACTGATATCCCTTTTAACGGATAAACGGAGCCAACAATGGCAGAGATTATTCCCATGACTGAAGAACAGAAATTCCAGTTAGAGATTTACAAACTGGTCATGAACCAGAACGCAGCCGCAGAAGAAGCATTTCAGTTCATTGGCACTGACGAGCTGAAGCTTGAGTTATTCAAAATTCACTTCCAGTCAGGCGGCGCTAATTCAGATATCACGACCCGCACAATCGAAGCGGTGCGTAAATCGAAGGAAGCGTTAGACCTGTTCACTACCGGAGCATAAACATGGCGCGCCCAACAAAGTATCAAGAGGCGTATGCCGAACAGGCACGCAAACTGTGCTTGCTGGGCTACACCGATGCAGAGCTTGCTGATTTCTTCGAAGTCAGTGAGTCAACTATTAACAAGTGGAAGCTTGATTATCCTGAGTTTTCGGAGTCCATAAAAAAGGGTAAGGCCGTCGCTGATGCAGAAGTTAGTGATCGTCTTTATCAACGCGCTATGGGCTTCGTGGCTCCAGACATCGATATTCGTGTTATTGAAAACAGAATTGTCGAAACTCCGCTTGAGAAGTATTACCCGCCTGATACAACCGCCGCCATCTTCTGGCTTAAGAACCGACAGAAGGATAAATGGCGCGATAAGGTTGATCACGAGCTAACAGGCAAAGACGGCGGCGCAATCCAGATTGAAACATCACCGATGAGCACTCTATTCGGAAAATGACCTCGATTAATCCTATCTTTGAACCGTTCATTGAGGCGCATCGCTATAAAGTCGCCAAAGGCGGTCGAGGTAGCGGTAAGTCATGGGCAATCGCGAGGCTGCTTGTTGAAGCGGCGCGTCGGCAGCCGGTGCGTATTCTCTGCGCTCGTGAACTGCAAAACAGTATCAGCGATTCGGTAATCCGGTTGCTTGAAGACACCATAGAGCGGGAAGGGTATTCGGCTGAGTTTGAAATTCAGCGTTCAATGATTCGTCATCTCGGAACGAATGCTGAGTTCATGTTCTACGGCATCAAAAACAACCCGACGAAGATTAAATCGCTCGAAGGCATTGATATCTGCTGGGTGGAGGAAGCGGAAGCGGTAACGAAGGAATCATGGGATATCCTGATACCAACCATCCGCAAGCCATTTTCCGAAATATGGGTGAGCTTCAACCCGAAAAACATCCTCGACGATACCTATCAGCGATTCGTAGTAAACCCTCCCGATGATATTTGTCTGCTGACGGTGAACTACACCGACAACCCGCACTTTCCTGAAGTTCTCCGTCTGGAGATGGAAGAGTGCAAACGCAGAAATCCGACACTGTATCGTCACATCTGGCTTGGTGAGCCGGTAAGCGCAAGTGATATGGCAATCATCAAACGTGAATGGCTTGAAGCCGCAACCGATGCGCACAAGAAACTCGGATGGAAAGCGAAAGGTGCGGTTGTTTCTGCGCATGACCCGTCAGATACAGGGCCAGATGCTAAAGGTTACGCATCGCGTCACGGTTCGGTGGTTAAGCGCATTGCCGAAGGTCTGCTGATGGACATCAACGAGGGTGCTGACTGGGCTACTTCGCTGGCGATTGAAGACAGCGCTGACCATTACCTGTGGGATGGTGATGGCGTCGGTGCGGGGCTACGCAGACAGACAACGGAAGCATTCTCCGGTAAGAAAATCACCGCCACGATGTTCAAGGGCAGTGAATCGCCATTCGATGAAGATGCGCCGTATCAGGCCGGAGCATGGGCTGATGAAGTCGTACAGGGCGACAACGTTCGCACTATTGGTGATGTGTTCCGCAATAAGCGAGCGCAATTCTATTACGCGCTGGCTGACAGGCTGTATCTGACATATCGGGCGGTTGTCCACGGTGAGTATGCAGACCCCGACGACATGCTGAGCTTCGACAAAGAAGCGATAGGCGAGAAGATGCTGGAGAAGCTGTTTGCAGAACTGACGCAGATTCAGCGCAAATTCAATAATAACGGGAAGCTGGAGCTTATGACTAAGGTCGAAATGAAGCAGAAGCTCGGTATCCCATCTCCTAACCTGGCTGATGCGCTGATGATGTGTATGCATTGCCCGGAGTCGGCTGCGCAACCCGACTATTCCAGTTACTCAATTCCTTGTGGTGTAGGTTGATATGGCAGAAAAAAAGATGACTGACTGGCATCGCAAGGTGCTGTGCAACTTTGATAATGCCTGGTCAGCAACGCAGGATATGCGTGAGCAGATTATTGAGGCTCAACGTTTCGTCCGGGTGTCCGGCGCACAGTGGGAAGGCAGCACAAACGCTGGTTACTCATTTGATGAAGGCAGGTTTGAGCATTACCCGCGCTTTGAACTGAATAAGATTGCCCGTGAATGTGATCGCATCATTGGCGAGTATCGACAGAATCGCATCAGCGTTAAATTCAGGCCGAAGGACGATAAGGCATCGGAAGCGTTAGCCGAAAAGATGAACGGCAAATTCCGCGCTGACTATCAGGAAACATCCGGTGGCGAAGCGTGTGATAACGCATTTGATGATGCTGTAACGGGCGGATTCGGTTGTTTCCGCATGTGTGCCGATTACGAAGATGAAATGGATCCGAGTAACGAGCAGCGCCGCATCAGCCTTCTTCCTGTTTACGACCCAGCGACATGCGTCTTCTTCGATCAGGACAGCAAGCAATATGACCGTTCTGATGCTATGTGGGCTATGGAAATGTTCTCCATGACGCCTAAAGCGTTCGAGACTGAATACCCTGATTCCATCGCGGCAAGCCTTTCTCGTGATGACACTGGCACTCAGTATGACTGGTCAACGCCCGATGCCATCTATGTTGGACGCTACTACGAAGTTCGCATAGAGAAGGTGAAGCTCACGGCGTGGCGCAACCCTGTTAGCGGAGAAACGGCAATCTATGATGAAGAGCAAATCAAAGATATTGTTGACGAGCTGACCGATGGCGCATTCGAACTGATTGGCGAGCGGACAGTGAAGAAACGCCGCGTTTATTGCGGCCTTCTGTCTGGCGCTGAATGGCTGGAAGAACCGAAGCGTATTCCGGGCGAACATATTCCTCTCATCCCGGTATATGGGCGTCGCTCATTTGTTGATAATCAGGAGCGAATCGAAGGCCACGCTGCAAAAGCGATGGATGCACAGCGTCTTGAGAACCTGATGGTTTCCATGATTGCAGATAACGCTACTCAGGCTGGCGGTGATGGCATTCCTATCGTGGATGTTGATTTCATTCCCGGTCCATTAATGAATCACTGGGCAGAGAGGAATAAGGAAAGACCAGCAGTTCTTCCCATGACCAGCAAGAAGGACAAAAACGGAACGGTCATTTCAGAGGCTCAGGTTGCTGGCTGGACGCCTCCGACACAAATGCCTCCAGCTCTTGCCGGGCTATTGCAGTACACCGGAACGGCTATTCAGCAAATTACAGGTGCTTCGCAGCTTGAGAACATGCCGAGCAACGTCGCCACCGATACCGTTGATAGCATTTTTAACCGGATGGACACGCAGTCCTATATCTACATGGACAACATGGCTAAATCCATGCGTCGCGCTGGCGTTGTGTGGCTTTCTATGGCGCGTGAAGTCTATGGCAGCGATACGCCGATGCGTATCGTTAATGAGGACGGCAGCGATGACGTGGCGCTGATGACTGGTGAAGTGGTTGACCGTCAGACAGGGCAGGTTATCGCGCTTAACGACCTTTCGCAGGGTAACTATGAAGTGACTGTCGATGTCGGTCAGTCGTTCGCTACTCGCCGTGATGCAACGGTTAAGTCGTTACTTTCCATGCTGGCACTTATCCCGCCAGGAACGCCGAAGCATGACCTTGTATCGTCGATGATTCTCGACAATATGGACGGCGAAGGGATGGACGACCTGAAAGAATACAACCGCAATCAGTTGCTTCTGTCTGGCGTTATCAAGCCGAGAACGCCTGAAGAACAGCAAATGGTTGAGCAGGCGAAACAACAACAGGCCAGTCAGCCAGATCCGGCTATGGTTGCTGCGCAAGGTCAGCTTCTTGCTGGTCAGGCTGAATTGCAGAAAGCGCAGAACGAACAAGCAGCCATTCAGGTTAAAGCATTCCAGGCACAGACGGATGCTCAGGTTGCTGCGGCAAATGTTGTGAAAATCCTCGCATCTGCCGATAGCCAGCAAAAATCTGATATCCGTGAGGCGCTGAAACTGCTCGGACAGTTCCAGCAACAGCAAGGAGATAATGCCCGTGCTGATGCAGAGCTTGTCCTGAAGAGTCAGGCGCAGGGCCATGCGCAGCGCATGGACATCAACAGCATCCTGCAAAAATCAACTCAGCAACAACCACAGCAGTAATTAACCCATAACGTGCAATGGCTGTCTTTATGAGGCCTGGCACCCTATTGCCTTCCGATGGGCTGAACATCGAGTAAACAGGGGTAAAAAATGGACCAGATGGCAGAAAACACACCAGAAGTTGAAATCGAAACCGACGCGTCAGAGCAGATTCCTGATGATGTCGAACTGGCTGAAGAAGTCGAAACAGCAGATGGCAGTGAGTCCTCAGGAAATGATGCAGAGGAAGCTACTGACACTGATGACGACGAATCAGAACAGGAATTCTACTTTGGTGACGAAAAGCTGGATTCGCCAACCAGCGAAGATGGAGCTGAGCATGGACTGGTAAAACACTTGCGCAAGACGATTAAAGAGAAAGACCGCGAGCTGAAAGAGCTGATGCGTCAGTCTCAGAAACCCGTCGAGCAGCAGCCGGTAATCACTCAACCACCGCGAATGCCAAAACTGGACGATGAGGACATCGGTTTCGATGAAGAAATCTACCAGCAACGCATGGCTAAGTGGGCAGAGGATAACGGCAAATACCAGGAGCAAGTACGAGAGCGGAAACGAGAGGAAGAGGCGCGTACCGCAACGCTTCAGCAGAAAGCAGCCAATTACATGCAGAGAGTAAAAGCACTGAAAGTGGCTGGCTACCAGGATGCAGAGCAGGCTGTACGCGAAGATGTTCCTGTTCATATTCAGGACATGATCCTTCTTGAGTCAGAGAAGCCGGAAATCGTTGTTCTGGCGCTCGGTCGCAACGCTGAACTGCGCAAGCAACTGGCAGAAGCTACCAACCCCGTAGCAATTGGTCGTCTGCTGGAACGTATCGAATCGAAGGCCAGAATCATGCCAAAAGCAAAAACCACGGCAGCCACAACCCCGACAGTTAAGGGGAGCAACGGCGCAGTAATCAACAACCTCGACAAATTGAAAGCCAAGGCGCTGGAAACTGGTGACTGGACGCCGTATTTCGCCGCTAAAAAGGCAAAAAAATAACCTATCGGAGCATTAAGCATGGCTAACCAATTAGCAAAAGACCTTGAAATCATGTTCGAAAACTACGTTGAAGGCTTTGAGGCCGCCTGCGTAGTTTCCCGTAACGCTAAAAAATTCCGTCCCGGTGATACAGCAATGCAGCGAGCAGGTGATGTTCTGTATCGTCCGCAGCATTACCACATGAACATTGAGGAAGGCCTCGATCTCAGCAGCAAAACGCCTACAGCACTGGTTCAGCGCCTTGTTCCTTCTGTGTTCAAGGAGCCGAAAAACATTCTGTACACTCTGGATGCGCGTGAAATGCGTGACCCTGAGCATAAAACTGAAGCTGGTCGCGCCGCAGGTATGCGCCTTGCTGCACAGATTGACTCTGACCTGATTTCCATGGTTACGCAGCGTGCTACTAACGTGATCACAATGTCTGACTCAACCACAGGTACACAGGGCCGTGATTTGTGGAACTGTGCGGCAGGTATTGATGCCACCATGACGGCGATTGGTGTACCGCAGGGTATCAACCGTCGCTCTTTCTGGAACCCCTTCAACTACAAAGACCTTGCTGGCGAGCTTGGTCACCGTGCCTACGCTCAGGGCGCAACCCTGACAGCATACGAAAAAGCGCAGATCCCTCCGGTTGCTTCCTTTGATAGCTACAAGACCGATATTTCTGGTCGATTACCGAAAGGAAGCGCTGAATCCTTGACAGTATCAGGCCAACCTGAACACAAGGTTGAAGCGAAAGATTCAAATGGTATGCCAGTTGATAACCGACAGGGGACTATTACGGTATCTGCATCTGGCTTGCAGGTTGGTGATGCGTTCACCATTGCCGGTGTGAATTCCGTACACCAGATCACAAAAGATACCACCGGGCAACCGCAGGTATTCCGTGTTCTGGCTGTTAGCGGAACTACCGTAACAATCTCTCCAAAGATTCTCCCTGTTGAAAATACCGATGTTGCGAGTCGTCCATATGCAAACGTCGATGCCAAACCGGCAGAATCAGCAGCAATCACCATTCTCAACAAGAACGCAGCACCTGCTAACCTGTTCTGGGCTGATGGTTCTGTTGAGCTGATGTACGGCAAACTAGCGTTCCCGACTGGTCAGGGTCCACAGGTAATGACAGCAACCACCGAGCAGGGCGCTACGCTGATCATGTCTTACGCCTTCGACCACATCAAAGGCGTAACCACTGCTCGTTTCACCACTCTGTACGGTTGCTCTGTACTTGTTCCTGAATATACGGGCATCGTTATTGCCGGGCAGTAATTTTGGTGGGGCTTCGGCCCCATTTTTATTGGGAGAAGACAATGGCACGAACAATGCTCTATAAGCCTGGCAACATGATCACCTGTGGTCAGTTTGCTGTCGATTACATCATTGTTGATGACGAAGAAGTTAAATCTCACCTGAAAAAAGGTTGGGTAAAAACTCCTGAAGAAACCGCAACGAAGCAAAAAGTGGCTAAGGCGGAAGAAGATGGCGAAAACGAAGGGTGATCTCGTTCTAAAGGCTTTACGAAAAGCCGGGCTGTATTCCAATGCCACGTTGACAGATGCCGACCCTCAGGCAATTGAAGATGCCATTAATGACCTTGAAGACATGATGGCAGCATGGCAGGCGAAAGGTATCGAGCTTGGATATCAGTTTGCGGATACAGAAAACGGCATCATGCCGTTACCTGACGATGATTCAGGTATCCCTGCATGGGCAAATGATGGCGTCGCTTTGAAGCTCGCTGTGCAAGTGTGCATGGATAACGTCATTCAGCCGTCGGATGCTCTCCTGACCGCTGCTGACAGTGCATATCAGACAATCTGTATCGCTTTAACAAAAATACCACCACTTGAGCGGCGAAATGACATGCCTCGCGGTAGTGGTAACAAAAGCGCGTTTACGTGGAATCGGTTTTACATCGAGAAAGATGATCCGAGTACGTGAGGTGAATAAATGCCGATTCAGCAACTTCCGCTTATGAAAGGTGTCGGCAAAGACTTTCGAAACGCCGACTATATCGACTATCTGCCAGTGAATATGTTGGCTACACCCAAAGAAATCCTGAACAGCAGCGGATATCTTCGCTCATTCCCGGGCATTGCCAAACGCTCTGATGTGAACGGTGTATCGCGCGGCGTCGAGTACAACATGGCGCAGAGTGCTGTTTATCGCGTGTGTGGTGGCAAGCTCTACAAAGGCGAAAGTGAAGTCGGTGACGTTGCCGGAAGTGGTCGCGTATCAATGGCACATGGTCGGACATCACAGGCGGTAGGTGTTAACGGGCAACTGGTCGAATACCGCTATGATGGCACGGTTAAAACCGTCTCAAACTGGCCTACAGATAGCGGATTCACTCAGTATGAGTTAGGTTCGGTTCGTGACATTACGCGCTTGCGCGGGCGTTATGCGTGGTCAAAAGACGGCACTGATTCATGGTTTATCACTGACCTTGATGACGAAACACATCCTGACCGTTACAGCGCACAATATCGTGCCGAGTCTCAGCCTGACGGCATCATCGGCATCGGAACATGGCGAGACTTCATCGTCTGCTTTGGTTCATCGACGATTGAATATTTCTCCCTGACAGGCGCAACTACCGTTGGTGCTGCTTTGTATGTCGCGCAGCCATCGCTGATGGTGCAGAAAGGTATTGCCGGAACCTACTGTAAAACACCATTCGCTGATTCGTATGCGTTCATCAGCAATCCGGCAACAGGTGCGCCGTCTGTGTACATCATCGGATCTGGTCAGGTATCACCAATCGCCAGCGCGAGCATTGAGAAAATCCTCCGCTCCTACACTGCTGATGAACTGGCTGATGGCGTGATGGAGTCTCTGCGATTTGATGCTCATGAGTTGCTGATTATCCACCTTCCGCGTCACGTCCTCGTGTACGACGCATCTTCAAGCGCCAATGGCCCACAATGGTGTGTACTGAAAACAGGCTTGTATGACGATGTGTACCGCGCTATCGACTTCATTTACGAAGGAAATCAGATAACGTGCGGCGATAAGCTGGAATCGGTGACCGGGAAATTGCAGTTCGATATCAGCAGTCAGTATGGGCTTCAACAGGAACACCTGCTGTTTACTCCACTGTTCAAAGCGGATAACGCCAGATGCTTCGATCTGGAGGTGGAATCATCCACTGGCGTAGCTCAGTACGCCGACCGCCTGTTCCTCTCTGCAACCACTGACGGCATCAATTACGGGCGTGAGCAGATGATTGAGCAGAATGAACCGTTCGTTTACGACAAACGCGTTTTGTGGAAGCGAGTAGGGCGCATCAGGAAAAATGTCGGTTTCAAATTGCGCGTTATCACGAAGTCACCTGTCACTCTGTCTGGTTGCCAGATAAGGATTGAGTAATGGCGGATTCGAATCTCAATGTGCCGGTAATCATCCAAGCTACGCGGCTTGATACATCAGTCCTTCCACGCAATATCTTCTCGCAGTCGTATCTGCTTTACGTTATCGCACAGGACACTGATGTTGGTAACGTGGCTAACAAGGCCAACGAGGCCGGACAGGGCGCTTATGACGCACAAGTCAGGAACGATGAGCAGGATGTGATTCTCGCTGACCATGAGCAGCGAATTTCTGCTGCGGAAGCAACGCTTGTTAATCATGAGGAGCGAATCAGCCAGGCAGAATCAACTCTTCAGGAACATGAAACGCGAATCGCTCAGAATGAAAGCGATATTGCGTCTCTTGATACCAGAGTTCAGTCGCTGGAGTCGCAGGTTTCAGACCATGAAACGCGCATCGATGCCCTGGAGTATGCCACTACTCGCAAGAAGTCAGAGGTTGTTTACTCTGGCGTATCTGTAACCATCCCGACAGCGCCGACCAACCTTGTTAGCCTGCTGAAAACGCTCACGCCGTCATCAGGCTCGTTGGCACCATTCTTCGACACCGTTAACAACAAGATGGTTGTGTTCAACGAGAACAAAACCTTGTTCTTCAAGCTGTCGATCGTCGGGACGTGGCCCAGCGGAACCGCCAACAGGTCAATGCAGCTAACCTTTTCCGGCTCTGTTCCTGACACGTTGGTCAGCAGTCGTAATGCGGCGACAACAACCGACAACATCCTGTTAGCTACGTTCTTCAGCGTGGATAAAGACGGCTTTCTTGCCACAAATGGCAGTACGTTAACCATTCAGTCAAATGGGGCGGCGTTTACTGCCACAACCATCAAAATCATTGCGGAGCAGTGATGGAAATAAAGCTCATCGATAATCCGGTGAAGCTTGCAGAATTCCTCAACAACCCGGCAAACACGGGAAATATCGTAGACAGTGGAGACAAATACTACATCAAGCCTGATGCGGTATACCTCGGCATCTACGAAGGACTGATGCTGGTCGGAGTGCATGAAGTGCGTAACTTCTGGCATAGCGTTGTTGAATGCCATGCGGTGTACGACCCCGGATTCCGTGGCGAATATGCACTGCAAGGGCATCGATTATTCTGCAAATGGCTTCTCGAAAACTCACCATTCCTTAACAGCATCACTATGGTTCCTGACACCACGAAATACGGACGGTCAATTATCCGTTTGCTTGGCGCTACCCGTGTTGGTCACCTTGATGATGCTTATACCAGCAATGGAAAGCCTGTAGGCATCACGATTTATCAGTTACCGCGCTCAAAATACGAGGAGCTAAAGAATGTTAATTTTCCAGATTGCCAATAAGCACCTCAGCAAAACTGTTTACTGCAAAGGTGGCGGTGATGGCGGTTCAAAAGCCCAGGCACGCGCCACTGAAAAGGGCATCGAACTGCAGCGTGAAATGTGGCAAACGAACATGCAGAACCTTGCACCGTTTACGCCACTCGCTCAGCAGTACGTATCAGAGTTGCAAAATCTTTCCTCTCTTCAGGGGCAAGGTAAGGCGCTTAACCAGTATTACAACTCTCAGCAGTATAAAGACCTTGCAGGGCAGGCGCGCTATCAGAGTCTGGCAGCAGCAGAGGCAACTGGTGGATTAGGCTCTACAGCAACAGGAAACCAGTTAGCAGCAATCGCACCTACACTCGGTCAAAACTGGCTGTCAGGTCAGATGAACAACTACAACAATCTGGCAAATATCGGCCTTGGTGCTCTTACAGGTCAGGCAAATGCCGGACAGAACTACGCTAACAACGTCAGCCAATTGTATCAACAGCAGGCGGCAGCATCTGCGGCTAATGCTAACCGACCATCAGGACTGCAATCAGCCTTGGGAGGTGCCATGAGCGGTGCTGCATCAGGGGCGATGATTGGCTCTGTGGTGCCTGGAATAGGTACAGCTGTTGGCGCTATTGGTGGCGGTATTATCGGTGGGCTTGGATCATTGTTTTAAGGTGGGAATATGGCTACTTGGCAACAAGGAATCAACTCAGGCGGCTTTCTTGCTGGTATCGGTGGGCAAAACTCAAATGCGCCAAAGGCAAGTGATGTAAGTGAGGCGTTGGCCTATATTCGCCAGAACAACGAAATGGAGCGCTCAGGTCGCAATAACATCGGCCTTCAGGCGTTGCAGGGTCTTGGTAGTGTCGCTCAAGCATATCAAGCCGCAAAGCAACAGGAAGCGGATGCTGCATTCCAAAAAGAATATGCGGCAGCCATCCAGTCCGGCGATCGACAGCAGGTTCGAAATCTGATGACCAAATATCCTGGTCAATTAGAGAAGATTCAGTCTGGTATGAAGTGGGCAGACGAAGACCAGCGCAATTCCATCGGTACCTTAGCGGCTGGCGCACGCCTTGCGTCATCGTCTCCAGAAGCAATGCAATCATGGCTGCAAAACAACGCCAAGGAACTGACTCGCGTCGGTGTTGACCCTAATAACGTTGCTCAGATGTATCAGCAGAATCCTTCAGGATTTGGTGAGTTTGTTGATCACCTTGGAATGGCTGCTCTTGGTCCGATTGATTACTTCAATGTTCAGGACAAGATGGCTGGTCGTGAGATTGACCGAGGCAGGCTGGCAGAGACAATCCGCAGCAATCAGGCAGGAGAAGCACTAACAGCTCGAGGTCAGGACATCCAGATACGTGGACAGAACATCAGCGCACAGAATGCTGCTCTTTCCCGAGAAATACAAAGAGCAGAATTACAAGAAAAGGCTCTGGACAGACAGATAGCCAGAGAAAGCAATCAGTTAAAGCTTGAAGAGCTAAAACAGAAACAGGCAGATGTTCGGCAAAAGGCTGACATAGCCCGCGCTGACAGGCAGGCCGCCGCTCAGGGTGCAGTTGATACGTTCAGCACCGCGCTTGATTCTCTCAACGAGATAGAGCAAAGCCCCGGCCTTTCAAAAGCAGTAGGAATTCGCTCAGCGTTTCCGACAGTTCCTGGCTCTGATGCGGCTAACTTTGAAGCAAGGCTCGACACCTTTAAAGCTCAAACATTCCTTCCTATGGTGCAGTCCCTGAAGGGTATGGGCGCTCTTTCAGATGCAGAGGGTAAAAAATTATCCGATGCGGTTGGTGCCCTAAGCCCCAAAATGAGTGAAAAGGCTTTTCGTGACTCTATCGGAAAGATTAGAAATCAGCTTGAAAGCAAGTTGAGCACTGTTAAAAAACAGTTTGATTATCAGGAGCCGGTGCAGAATATGCCAGGGCAACAATCTACTACTGGCAGTAACTTTTCTTCGCTATGGGGTGATTAATGGCTAAAGCATGGAAAGATGTTATCGCCTCTCCACAGTATCAGGCGTTAGCACCAGAACAAAAAGCGCAGGCTCAGGAGCAATACTTCAATGAAGTCGTTGCCCCGCAAGCCGGAGAAAATGCAGAGCAGGCTAAGCAAGCTTTCTATGCTGCCTATCCATTGCCATCTGTGCAGCCAGTGGAGACACAACAACCAGTATCACAGCAACAACCACAGCAAAGTGGATTTATGTCGGATCTTGGTGAAGCCGTGAAAGAAACTGGTCGCGGACTGGTGCAGGCTGGCGTGAACGTGGCAAACATACCTGCATCAGTTGCCGATGCTGTAACAAGCGCGGCGGCATGGGCTGGCGGTAAACTCGGCATTGGCGATGGTACATATCAACCAGCGCCACGAGTAACAACGCAGGGGTTAGAGCAGGACTTTGGCCTTCAGCAAGGCGCGCTCACTCCACAAACGACAGAGGGAAGGGTATTTGCTGAAGCATTGCCTTACCTCACTCCTGCTGGCGTTGAGAGAGCGGCAGCACAGGCACCAACACTTGCTGGTCGAATTGCTCAGGGGGCAACTCGCCTTCTAGCAGAAAACGCAGTTGGATCACTTGCTGCAAATAGTGCGAAAGATGATGCGGAAGCACTCGCCACCGATTTAGGCGTTGGCGTTCTGGCTGGCGGTGCTATTAACGCTGCCGGACGTGGATTAGGTGCTGCTTATCGTGGCGTTCGTGGTGCTATTGCGCCAGAAGCGCAGCAGGCTATCAGATTTGCAGAGCGTGAAGGAGTTCCTCTGCACACCACAGACCTGTTACAGCCTACTTCCCGCGTCGGAAAAATGGCGCAAACGACAGCAGAAAATATCCCCCTGGCTGGCACAAGCGGAATGAGAGCAACGCAACAGGAAGCGAGAAGCCAGTTGGTTCAGAGATTTGCTGATAAATTCGGTGAGTATGATCCAGCGGTTGTTATTGACAGCCTTAAAGCGAAAACATCAGGAATTCGTCGTGCCGCCGGTAATCGACTGGAGCAGGTTCAGAATGCTATGGCGGGAATAAACATTCAGCCTGCAAGAGCAATTCAGCAGATTGATACAGAAATATCTAACCTGCAGAAGCTTGGTAAGGTTGCTGATAACGAGACTATTTCAAAACTTCAGTCCTATCGTGATGAGCTTGTTCGCAATGCTGGTCCTGATGGTCCGGTAAATCTGGATTTGAAGCAATTAAGCGATCTGCGCAGCCAGTTCAGAATGGATGTGAAGGGTGAGCGACCAGTGTTACCAAACCGTTCCGATGCTGCCATTCAGCGCGTTTACAAGGCAATGACCGACGATATCAATGGTGCCATTGGTCAGAATCTTGGCAACGATACTCTCCGTAAATATCAGCAGGCCAATGCCGTCTACGCTGACGAAGCGGCGAAACTAAAGAATACCATGCTGAAGAATGTTCTCATGAAAGGCGACCTGACGCCGGAAGTTGTCAACAACATGCTATTCAGCAAGAACAAATCGGAAATTAAGACGCTGTATAACTCAGTTGGTCGTGTTGGCAGGGCGCAAATGCGCAATGGCATCATTGGAAAGGCGATGGAGAAATCAGGTGGTTCCCCTGATCAGTTCCTTCGACAGCTTAACATCCTGCAAAACCAGACTGGCATCACATTTAAGGGGCAGGACGCTGCTTATCTGAAAGGATTGAAAAACTACCTGCAATCCACGCAGCAGGCTGCAAAAGCGGCAGTAACAACACCAACAGGGCAGCAAACCATCCCGTTCATTATCGGGTATGGGACAGCAATGAACCCGGCGACAACTGGCGCAGCGGTAAGCTACGGACTTCTTACTCGCGCCTATGAGAGCGAACCATTCAGAAATGCAATGCTCCGAATGGCAAACACACCACGCGGATCGACAGCGTTTGAGAAAGCCATGCAGCAAGCGCAAAAAGCGATTAATGCACTGACGCAGGGTGCTAAGTCTGATTCGTTGTCAGAATAGCCTTTCAAACACCAGGAACGTGCAAAAACCAAATATGTAGAACGCGAGGTTTATCGTATTCCTCTGCATAGGCGATACCTTTGCTGATTGTTATCTGATGTTACTGCTACTGTTGCATGTTACCGCGTTTCCAAATCCTGAATTGCAGTTTGTATATGTGTCAACGCGTGTTGGGTAAGGTTGAGTTATAACAGGCTGGCGCGCTTTTTGCTCGATCGCTTGCATTGTGTTTACAGCCTGATAATTCAATAAAGCCTGCTGGAATGCTTGGCTTTGTGCTATTTGTTGGGCTTGTTCTTGGCTTTGTAATTGAACATAAAGATTCTGAAGCTCAAGTCTTGCCTGTGCGTCACTTATCTTTCCTTCATCGACACCTTGCCCGAGCATCTTTGCAGCAAGGACATACAGCTTAGGTGTTGGTGCTGATGCCATGCGTGAGTCGTTCTTCACACTGGCATCAAGGCAATTAGCCATATCGCTAAGCTTTTGATAGCGTTGTTCGCAACTTGCTTGATAGTCACTTACTTTTGCGCATCCAGCCAGCAGAAGCGGGATAATTAATAGTGATTTTTTCATAAAGTTATTTATAAAATCCTTTCTATTATTTATCAGAAGTTAGATTGTAATAATTGGTATAAGCTGAAATTGACTTCTGGCATGCTTCAAGAAACTCCTGTGGATTCATTCCAAGTCTTGCTTGCTCTGTGGTCAGAAAACGCTGTAAGAACTCATCTCCGCCAGGCATTTTTGTTGATTCTTGAAATGTTGCCATTTGTTTGATTGTGCCGCACATGCCAGCAAATTTCGAAGTTATCATGAGTTCTTGCAGGCCTTTAAGATCGCCATTATCTGATTTTTGTTTGGCGCAAACTATTGTAGAGAAGAACAATATTAACAAAATAGCGATGCGTTTCATTTTTCACCGTTGCCATGCATACATTTTAACTTCTCAACCTCATGCTCAAGCTCTATCAACCGCGATGCTATAGTTGCAATATCTAGTGCTTGAATATGTTTATTTTTTTCAGTCCATGCCTCAAGTGCTGCTACCATCTCAGCATTTAATGAACGAGAATTAGCCTCAGCCAGCTCAATAAGACGTTCCTTTATCTCTACAGGAAGCCTCAGATTCACTTGAGGGTTTTTGTACTTACGATCAGACATCGGCGCATCCTGAATAATTATTTACCACAGGATATGTAGGTATCTATTGACTATCAATGCGTACCTAAATACTATGTATGCGTACCACATACAAAGGAGCAAAAATGAAAGTTAAGACATTAAGGATGCCAGAATGGCTGGAAAAGGCTTTGGAGCAGTCCGCGAAAAAGGATGATCGGTCGTTCAGTAATGAGGTATTGAGGAGACTAAAGGAGTCAGTAGCTAAGGATGGAATTGTTTGTCCAGAATGAGTAAAGCCCAAGCTATTGCGAGTAGCTCGGGCTTAAATCGCCAGTAAATTTTGAGGAAAAACTGACATGAAAAGTATAGCAACTCCAGTATCTACTATCAACGTGCCATTCCACGGCGCAGAGCTTTATGTCGTCAATCACAACGGTGAGCCGTACACCCCAATGAAACCTATCGTTGAAGGTATGGGTATGGATTGGGCTTCACAGTTTACGAAAATAAAGCAACGGTTTAAAACCTCCATTGTGAAAATCACAATGCAGCTTCCTGGTGATGAACAGTGCCGTGAGATTATTTGTTTGGCACTTCGCAAACTTGCTGGCTGGCTGCAAACCATCAGTCCAAACAAAGTCCGCCCTGAAATCCGCGACAAGGTAATCCAGTATCAGGAAGAGTGTGACGATGTGCTCTACGAGTACTGGACTAAAGGCCATGTAGTTAACCCACGCAAAGCTAAAAAGGCGTTGCCGGGTAAAATAACCACTGAACAGCAGGAAGCCATTAAACAACTCGTCATGAGTCGCGGTCAGTCTCTACCAAAAGAAAAGCAGGCTAAGGCGATGATCACCATGTGGTCGTCACTGAAATCCCATTTTGGATGTTCGTACAAAGAAATCAGTGAGGAGCAGTTTACCGAAGCACTGTCACTTGCAGCTCGAGTTCCGCTTGAAGGTGAATTCATCGGCAAACAAGAGAAGAAAGCAAACGAGCTTTCTGCAAAAGAAGCAAACAGCCTTGTATGGCTATGGGATTATGCTAACCGTTCACAGGCATTATTCCGCGAACTGTATCCGGCATTAAAACAAATTCAATCGAACTATTCCGGCAGATGCTACGACTACGGTCATGAATTCTCGTATGTTATCGGAATGGCGAGAGACGTTTTAATAAACCACACACGAGATGTTGATATTAATGAGCCAGACGGACCAACGAATCTTTCCGCATGGATGAGACTTAAGAATAAAGAATTACCTCCTTCAGTACATAACTACTGACAGATAACCAACGCAACTACCCAGCTTCGGCTGGGTTTTTTTATGCCCAAAATTCACCGTGGCCACGCTGCGGCGATTCCTTGTATCTGGAGCAAATTAAATGACAGACATTACAGCCAATGTTGTAGTGAGCATGCCTTCGCAACTCTTCACTATGGCTCGTTCTTTTAAAGCCGTAGCCAATGGCAAAATTTATATCGGTAAAATTGACACGGACCCGGTAAATACTGAAAACCAGATTCCGGTTTATGTAGAGAACGAAGACGGCTCTCATGTTCCTGTTTCGCAACCAATCATCATTAACGCTGCTGGATATCCGGTATATAACGGGCAGATTGCCAAATTCGTAACTGTGCAAGGCCATTCTATGGCTGTATATGATGCATATGGTGCGCAGCAGTTCTATTTTCCTAATGTGCTGAAGTATGACCCGGATCAGTTAAGGCAGGAGTTAGCAAGTTCAGGTGATGATCTTGGAGATGCATTAATAGCAGTAAAACAACCATTCACCTTGTCAATAAGAAGGACGCAGCATCAAAAAAATGCCGAGCACATTAGTGTTAGTGATTTTGGTGCAAAAGGAGACGGCATAACAGATGATACTGTAGCAATTCAAAATGCTATTAATGCAGTACCAGAAGGGGCTATACTTGGATTTTATGGTGGTGAATTTGTTTTTGATAAGGTTGAATTGCTTAAGCCAATAACATTGGTTGGTGATGCAACGTTAATTCACAACGGATTTAGAATAAAATCTAGCAGAATCCGATCACTTTTATCTGGTGTTCAGAAATGCAAGGATTACTCCGAGTCTTCAAGAGCATTTTATTGCTATGCAAATGAAGACCAAAGAGATTATGACGATATTCAGATTTTGTTTAATAGATTTGAAGGTTTCTTTTACTCTACGGCATTTGTTGCAAAAAACTATTATTTGGAGAATGACCCTAATTCAAGAACTGTCAAAAATACAAAAGTAATAGGGTGTACATCAGTTGCTCCTGATTCTGTAAATGCCGGTCATTTTCAACATATAGGCGTTACAAATGCTGAAACATCGCATAACTCAACTTATGGCGGACAAAATGCAACATCATACAACTTCATTAACCAGAATGGATTTGTAAGGATTATAGGAAATTATGACCATAACAATAGCTATGGTTCATGTGAGCTTGAGAACTCAATGGTGAGTAACTCAGTCATATCAGGTAATACGTTTTCGTCATATTTATGGGTGGATGATACAAGTAATGTTACTATTTCTGGAAATACAGTTTCATCAAGGATCAAAGTAACATCGCAAACTGACGATATTCATAATATAACCATATCAGCAAATACCACAAAACGGATTACTATAGAGCAATTTGGAGAATCTCCAACAGGTCTGGTATATGGTGCATTAATTTCCTGCAACACTATTACTGGCGACAGTGATGGAAGTTCAGACATTTTATGTACGTCACTTGTTACAGGTGAAATTTCATCAAATTATTGTCATGGAACAGAAAGAAATATATCAATTGTCCGTCTGGATTCTTCTGATATAACTGTTAGAAACAATAAAGGAAACAAAGGATTACTTACAATAAGTAACGATGGTGGAAGGATAATTGAATATGGAAATGATTCTATGGTTCTGTCTGGAAGCATAGATAGCAGACATATACATAATTTATTACAGCCAGACACCTCGTATTTAGATCTACCGGGGAAATATCTGCACGGAACTAAATATACTGGCAGTATCCCCCCCGGTTCCACAGGAACTGTATCACTTCAAATACCATCAGGGGCAAGCCTTGTTTTCAGGGGGATTTCTATATGGGTTCTAATTAGAGATGTTAGCAATAACAATATATCGTCATTCAGAATTGATGGTTCATATAGAGTTGTTGGTGGAAGTGTTGGTCTTAGTTTTGCTGATGCTTATTCGAAACTCGGGGTGGATGCAAACTCTATAACAGTGTCAAACAATAACAGCACTTCTGACAATATCAGCATAGCAATTAAAAACACAGATTCATCAAAAACCCTTCAGGTTACTGTTATGCCGGAGGTTTCAAGCAGGTTAGGTATTGAGGAATAGCATCATATATAATTATTTTAATGTTAATGCCGTCTTCTTGTTGGCGGCTTATTTGTGAAAATCGAATGAGTTATTTATGATGAATATAGAAGTTGATATAACACCAATTCTTCACGCACTTTGCGCTGTTGTCGCACAAGTTCTGGTTGGTCTTTTTACCGGAAACTGGGCTTACGGATCGATAGCTGGTTGTACGTTCTTCATTGCGCGTGAACACACCCAGGCAGAATATCGCTGGATAGAAAAGTTTGGGAAAGGGAAACGCATCAACATGCCGTGGTGGGGAGGTTTTGATCCACGCGTGTGGGATGTGGGAAGTCTGTTGGATTTTTCTTTCCCAATTATCGGATGCTTATTGGTATGGATTCTTGCATCGTAGCGAACACATAATTACCGATGAGACAAAACTGAGACACACAAAGCTTTGCACTGGATTGCAAGGCTTTGTGCTCTTCGATAGTGGTTAAGGTGGATCACCCCACCTTTTCATCAATCCAGTCCGCCCACCATTGCATCATTTCTCTGCGCTTAACGTAGTTGATGCATCACTATCACCCTGTAATGGCTTATTACTGGTTTGCAGACAGGTAGGCATGAACATATGCCTGCGCATGAAGATGGAACTAGTCCGGATGCGATATTTTTGGTGATCACGTACATCATCAACGAAGTGCGTTATGGTGAGTTTGATGACTACCCGCTGAAGTGA